ACTTGAAAGGTAGCCATGTGATCTCCGATTAAAGGGTTGCGACCGATTCAAGTTGCAACAGCACGTCATCCGTGCCGGCGCGCAGCACGCGAAAATGCGTTTCTCCGTTTTTGAGCAGGTATGGCGACTCGCCAGCGACAAACAGGATGGAATTGGCATCTGCCGCCGCTGCGCCAACGCCTGCCGCCCCAAAGCGAATCCAGATGGCCGCTACGGCGCGAATCATCAGCACGTTGCCGCCAGCAGGGATGGCCGCTGCCGCAGTGCTGGACCCGCCTGCGGTCGCCACAACACGTGTGCCGGTGCCGTTGGTGAGCTGGAGATGTTCGCCGCCAGAGAATGCAATCGGCGTCGCAAGTCTCTGAGGCTGGGTAAGTTCACTCATGGCACATCCTTACGCGGGTTCAACGATCATCCAAGCAACAACCGAGGTGTCCGTGCCATCGGATGCGAGGATGGTGAAGCTGGTCGCCGCGGTGCGTGCGGATACCGCCAGCGCGGACGGCACGGTAACGGTGCCCAGGCTCTGGGTGGTCAGAAAGATGCGGCTGGTAGCCGTCACCGCAGTCGTGGCGACAACCTTCGTGCCAGTGACCAATGTCGCAACGCCCATCTTGGCATTGGTGCCTTCCGCGACGGAAATACCCTTGCCGGTGGTGCTTAGGATGAGTTGGCCGCCCACCGTGAAGTTGCTGGTGCTGGCCGCGCTCGCGGTAGAAATCAGCGCAACCCACGTCGTGCCGTTCGAATACACCACGCCCTGGTCGGTGGTGTACGCAATGGTGAACAAACCATTCTTGGGCGGGTAGTCGACCGCAGACGGGAGGCTCGCAAACGCGAGGCCCGCTACAGCCAACCCGCCGCCGGTATTGGTCAGCGCGGCAACCGAGTTCGCGGTCTGCGAGGTCGCCGGGCCGTTGTTGACGCTTGCCATCAGACAATCGCCGTTGGCAGATCGCCTGGATTCTCCCGGCGCGTCACATGAATGAGGTAAACCTGTGATGCGGTAGGCGTGACGGCGGTCGCGGCGGTCGAATTCACGAAGGTGATGCCGAGCGTGTTGGCCGCTGTGACGCGAGATCCGGCAACGGCAATTCCGGCCTGTGTCGTTGGCTTCTGGACCAGAACAAAATCTCCGACCTGCAATCCGTTGACCGTGAACGTTTGCTCGACGGTGGTTGCCGCAGCCACTTCAGCCGGTGAAAGTGTGGCCTGAAGCAACATGGACAACTGCACGTTGCCGAGAGCGATATCTGAGGAACCGGGCATAAATGCTCCTAGGAAAAAGGCCCCGGTTAAGGGGCCTTGTGATCAGGCGCTGAAGTCGTAGCCAAACACGTAGACGTCAACCGTCGCCGCACCGCCCTGAGCAGTGGAAATGCGCCAGTAGAGCGTCTGCGCGGTCTGCACCGCCGTGGTTGTCGGCGCCGTCGCCACCACTACGGTCGCGCCAGTGTTGCCCGACAGCGCGGCGGGAGTCAGTACCGCCGTTCCGCCAGCCGCTGCCGCGGTGTACACGCCACCCACCGCAGTCGTGAGACTGGTGGAGGCGTTCACCTTGATGATCAGCAGCGGCGAGTACGACGTGCTGTTGATCACCGGCATGGCCGTGTCAGCGACCACGTTGGCGTTGATGCCCTTGGCGACCGCGAGCAGCCGGTAGCCGTTCGCCGCCTGCACCACCGGATTGCTGTTGGTGTTGACCGGCGTGACAACTGCGACAGTGCTCTGGGTCGTGGAAGAAGCAGGACCAGGATTCGTATAAGCCATGATTGTTCTCCCTTAACCTGCGACCCGGACAGCCATCTGGCGGTACAACCCGGCGTAGCCGTACAAGACATCACACCGCGTCGGCATGGCGTCGTTGTTGACGGTGTACTGGGTCACCATGCGCATCGACATACCGATGTCGCTGTCGTTGGCGCGTGCCGCCGACTCCACGCCGCGGGGCAGTGGCAGATCCGCGAAAGCCAGCGCGAACGCCGTCTTGTGGAACACCAGGCCCTGTGGCGAGACCTTCGCAGCGTTGCCAGTCCCACCGTTGACGGTGATCGCAGCAGTCGAGGTGAAGGCCGAAGTGGTCACCGCGTTCTGGAACTGGCCGCCCGTGATCACGCATTCGCCGATCAGGATGGACAGCGCGCCGCCGCCGGAACCGGAGGTGTACACGCCCGTTGCGGCATTGAACGAGCCGGAGGTGAGCGAGGTCGGCGCGAACACCGGGCCAGGCGTTGCGGCGCCAGCAGGGTTGCTGACGTAGCCACCGGGCGGCAGAACGACGAACTGCTTGAGCGCATTGCCGTACTGCGTGCGGCTCTGCGGATTGGCCGGGTAGACGCCAGCGATCTGGATCACGTCGCCGACTTTCACGACACCCGTCGAAGCGGTCCAGCCATCGGTCTGGATGAAGCCAGACTGCGCCCAGCCGGTGGTGAGGAACGCGCCGCCCGTGTTGGCCGTCAGCAGCGGCGTGCCGCCCTGTGCGCCAGTGGTGTACGACACGATGTTCTGGTCGCGGTACCAGTCCAGACCCGCGAAGTTGCGGGCGATGAAGCCGCGCTTCACGCTGTCGCCGATCTGCGCCTGGGGATTGAACAGCCCCTTGACGCCATCAATGGCGGATGCAGCAGAGAAGGGGTCCAGCAGGCAAACGCGCTCGCCGTCAGTTGGGCAGGCTTCGCTGTCAAGCAGCGCATTGGCATTGGCGAAGGTCAGGTAACTCGATGGCGAGACGCCGGGAGTGCCGACCGACAGTGCGGTGTTCTGGTAGCCGAAGTAGCAGCCGTCCGAGTCGATTCGGTTGGCGACGGTCGCCATCATGGGCTTCAGCACGCGGGTCTTGAACAGGTCCATCGACAGCAGAAGGTCAGCGGTCGTGAACTGCACATCCACATGGAACTGGTTGTTGAGCGAAACCGGGATGTAGGTTTCGTTCGTGTCTTCGACATTCAGCGCGGGGCCGAAGGTGCCGAGGTAGCGGGGCGGGCGGCGAACATTGACCGTGGCGCCAATCTTGGCGTCCTTGATCGCGAATTCGTCGGAATACTGGCGGTCCACCTTGTCGGCGAACACCAGCGTGTTTTCAAGGACCAGCAATCCCGTGTTGGTGATATAGCTGGTCGTCAGAAGATTGTTGCTCAATGGAAGTCTCCGGAAGAAGTTTCACCTTCCTCCGCCGACTTCTAGCGTCTTGCGCGTTTGTCCGCCTCTTGTTGGCGTTCATACTCGCGCAATTCCTTGAATGACATGTCGGCGGGGTTCTTGTGAACCGGCACCGCTCCATCACCACCCAAGGGCTTGATCGGCGAAGGCGCTCTCGATATCGCCGGTTGTTCGACTTGAGGCTCCTGCTTTGCGGCAGGCTTCTCCAGCTTCGCTTCCAGCTTGCCAAGTTCGGCTATGGCCCGAATTGGCGACAGTTGCGCGATCCTGGCGCGTTCGACGACAGAGAGTTTTGCGACGTGGTACGTGAGCAAAGGGCCGCTCTCGATCAGGTACTGGGCGATGTGCCCCGGTAGGTCTGTCGGGTCGAAGTCGCTCACGACTTTCCGGTAGTCCGGGTTGGCCGCGATGACTTCGGCCTCCTGCTTCTTGAACGCGGCGCCGAGGCGTTCACGTTCCTTTTCCACAGAAGACTTCTGCTCTTGCTCCGCACTAGCTCGCGCATCAAGTGCCTTTTCGTACTTGATGACCGCTCTGGCGTATTCCGCAACAGTTTTGAAGTCTTCAGGGATCGGCTCTTTCAAGTCCTGCGACTTGCCTTCACCTTCCTGCTCAGGCCCTGACTTCGATTTGAGCTTCGAGATTTCCTCTCTCAGCTCGTCTGCCTGACGCTCTGCCGCTTTGCGTTTGTTGAACTCGCGTTCCGCAAACTCCTCGGCTTCCTTCATCGCACGGTGCTTGGCACCGATCTTCTTCCTGACCTTTTCGGGGAGATCGTCATCGGATTCTTCATCCGCTTCGACCTTGGCAGCCTGGTCATCCGGCTTTGACTCCGCTTGCGCGGTATCTGCCTTATCGTCCTTTTCGGGCTGCGTGTCAAGCGTCTTGAACGTGCCATCTGCATTGCGCGGCGCGTCATCCGGCTTCGCCTCTGGCTTTGCATCCGGCTTCACTTCAGCCGTGACAGGTTCAGGCGCCTTGAAGTCGTCGACTTTGCCGGTCTGGACGAGCTGCACAAAGTTCTCTGGGGTAACGACTTGCATCAGGTGGTTCCTTTTTCGATGAGGCGGTCTGCGGCGGCTTCTTCTTCGCTTGATTCCATCTGCGAGTTGAGCAGTTGCGCGGCGGCATGGATTTCAGCCACATCGCGCGATGTTTCCGACTTGGTGCGAATGTCGAACTTCTTCGTCGCATCGTCGCGCACGTTCTTTTCGCGGCCCGCTTCGATTCGCGCGGCTTCGATGGTCCCGCGGTACTTGATTTCAAGCGCCTGCTGCTGGATCATCTTGTCCTTTTCCTGCAACTGCTGCTGCAACGCACCGACAATCGTCTGCGCTTGCTTCGGCAAGCCCTCAATGACCTTCGCCATGCCCTCGGGATTGGTCGTGACAGCGCGATCAGCCAGCTCCTGCGCACCTTGGAAGTCGAAATTGCGCAAGGCAATGTCCGCGCCCGTCGCGACAACCACCTTGCCCAACTCCGTGCCGAGCAATTCGAGCATCATCGCCGCGGATTCCTCGCGCTTGGTCTGGTAGCCAGGGCCGGTGTCCATCACCACGTCATAGCGGCCCACCTGGAGGTTGTTTTTGACCTCAAATACGCCTGGGTCATCCGCTTTGGGCTTTTTCTCGTTCAGCGTCACCATGTCCGGCAACCCATCGTCGCCGATGATCCGCTGCATGCGCTGCGTGTCGTAGTAGTACGGGAACAGGTCCAGCAAAATGATGCCCGTCCACATGATCGCGAGCGTCTGATTGTCGTAATACTGGAAATGCGTGAGATCCTGCATGCCTTGCCGGCGCTGCAGGTACTTGTTGCCGCCGACCACGCGCGCCGCGATCTCTGGATTCTCTTGCGGCATGCCTGCGACGCTCATCAGGTCATGCTCTGCGCCTGCTGCGGCCTCTGCCATGCCTGCCTCCGCTGGCGCTGGCGGCGTTCTGACCGGCAGCGGCAGCAACTGACCATCTGGCCCCGTCGCTGCCTTCGCAACCAGAACCGAATACGATTTCTGGTTCGCGTTGTGCCACTCGGGATGCCCTTCGATCACATCCTCGTAGGTGATCCACGGCGCTTTTGGCGCCAGCGCATAGCGTTCGGTCTGCTGGGTGCGCCAGTAGTTGAACATGCGCGCCGGGTCCATCAGGTTTTTCACCATGCCCTTGCGCTTCACGCGGCCATTGATGTCCAGCACGTTGCCTTCGCAACGAATGACTGGGATGTACTTGCCAGGCATCGTCTTGCGCTCAACGACTTTCTTTCCGTTGAGCCTGAACCACTGCACCTCGCGGCGCGTTGTGGGTCGCTCAATGGGCTGGCCGGTGGCCTTGTCGATGGCCTGACCGAGCGCAACCGCGTCCAGCAGCAGCGGATCTTTCTTGCGTAGCACAGACTTGAGCTGTGTTGACCCGTCGCTCATCAGGCAGAGCGTGTCAGCGACTTCATGAATACGGAAGTATTCGGCGAGCCGGATTTCTTCCTTCGACTCCCAGTCCAGCGTCATGTCGCCCGGCGCATCGGTCTGCCATTCGGTGTTGGGCATGCCCCTGTAGCGGCGCTTGTACTCTGCGCGCTTCATCTTCTCGCTGATCAGGCACCACATCTGGTCTTCGCCCGCCGGCATGACCGCTGACGGGTCCATGTACACAGTGAACGTGTTGCGAATCGGGACAATCTTCAGTTCCTGGTCGAAGCTCTTTTCGTCCAGATACTCCGACAGGATGCGCCAATAGCCCCAGCCGATCTTGACCGCACTGGTCACCCCCGTGTCATAGGCCACGGATGCGTTGGAATTGGTTTCGACATGGCGGATGAGGCCGTTGACCACGTTCGCGGTGTCAATGTCGGCGCCGTCGCCTACCGGGTGGCACTTGATGCGCGGGCGCTGCTGGCGGAGCGTGTTGATCTGCCGCATGCAAAACGTCGACGTGTGGTTGATCGTCAGCGCCGGCCTGCCGTCAATCTTGCGCTGGTTGCCGATATCCGCGTCCCATTGGTCGCCATCTTCAAACGCCAGCGCGTTGATGCCTTGGATTCGGTTCTCACTCTCTGCGTCTGAGCAGATGCGCAGACGTTCTGCGGCTTCCATGAAGATCGCCTCATCAGTCTCGGCTGGCTTGGCTGTGTCGTGGTCGCTCATGACAGCGCCGCCGCTTCACGCATCAGCCGCGCCACGTCCAGCACCGTCTGCTGCGCCGCCTGCACCTTCTCCTGCGCGCGTGAGTCGCTGTCCATCATGCCGATGCGCACGTCCGTTGATCCGTCCAATCGCGCCGCCCAATCGTGCATAAAGCTGCGAAATAGCGCGATAGCTGCCGCGTAGTCGTCGGCTTTGCGCTGCGTGTCGTCCAGTGCATCAGCGGCCTGGATGAGCACCGGCTTGAGAGCGGCAGGTGCGCGCGGCTCCCATTCGCGCAAGGCGGTGGAGTGCGGATTCAGCGATTCAACGGGGTCTGCGAAGGTCATTGGCCCATCCATGAGTGGGTCGTGCCCACGCGGTTGTTGACGGTTGCGGGTGCTTTCTTGGCTTGAACGATGGCGTGGCGGCGCATCATGTAGGCGTAGCGCGATGAAGAAATCAGGTCGTCATTCTCTTTGACGATAAGGCCGTCTTTGCGGTGATACAGGCGCACTTCTTCAAAGTATTCGGCAAGGTGCGCGAAGATCTTCCAGCGGCCCGTCTGCATACGGTCCAGCATGTCTTGTATGCCAGCCTCTACGCCATTCGTGCCATCTTCGAAGGTGGCGT